TGCCGGTCACCCTGACCCATTTTCCGCTACCCTTGTAGCCCCGCACGATGATCTGCTGGTCCTTGGTCGTGGCATTGAGGACATACGTCCCCGAAAGCCCGCCCTCGATGTCGCCGGCCGCGATGGTCGAAAAGCCGGACGAGATGGAGGTGGTGCTTTCCTCGAAGGTGAGCGTGTAGTAGACGCCGGCGGCGAGTGACGACCCGACGCCAACGTGGATGCAGATCAGACAATCGTCGAACCCCTCGACGGAGACGCCCGTCGAGTTCCATGTCGCGTTCTTGGCGACGGGGTCGCACGATGCGACGACCTTGATGCTTTCGTATGCGTTGATCATTGGTCGTCTCCTTAAGTGATCGCGCCGAGTTCGCTCGGCTGAGTGATGGGGCCGTGAAGCGGATTCGACAGGATGCAGACGCCCGAGATGGGCGTGCCATTCGTGTGAGTGCCTGTCGCGTTCCAGAAAATGCGGACATACCGCATCGACCCCCGGTAGAGGCGGATGATCGTCGTCGGGTCTTCGGCAGCCGCGTTGATGATCCAGAGGTTCGCGCCGTTCTTCAAGTCCCCGTCAGCGATGCTCGTCCACGTGGAGTTGTCATCGCTTTCTTGGAACGTGATGGTCCAATAGACGGACCCAGACAGCGTGTCCCCGCTGATGCCTTGTGAGGCGATCATCAGGACTTCCTTGTACCCTAGACGATCACAAGTGAGCCCGGTTCCCTCGGTGTCGTCGTTGGCGACTACGGGAACCATAGTCTGAAAGACCTTGTACCATTCGTCAGTTCTTATCGCCATGACGCTCACCTATCAGGTCGTGATGTTCTTGAGCTTCTGGATAGCGGGCGGGATGATGACTCCGCCGCCAACGCGGGCCGTGATCAGGAAGCCGACATAGCCGGTGGCCGCATAGAGCTCGTTGAGCCGCTGGATGGTCATGCCGCGCCGATCGACGATCATGTAGCCCTGCCGGAAGTCGCCGTAGAACAGGATAACATCGGCATCGGCGGGAGTGACGTCGGCCTGGGCCGTGATGTCGCTCCAAGTGTAGACGGGCGAGCCGAGAATCGTCGCGGGCTGGCCGGCCTGGAGGTTGGGCTGGAGCAGGTAGGTGTTCGTGGTCGCGCTCTTGAGCCCGACACAGGTGCCGAGCGTGGAGCGGTTCATCAGCCACGAGGCGTTGGTGACGTAGGGCTGCTCGAGCAGATACTGCGTCTTGATGAAGTCGTCGAACGCGATGGTGTTGTCCGTGGTCAGATCGGCGTGATCGGCTTCGACCGTGGCGTTGGTGTTGATGCCCTCGGGGCCGGTCGTGGTGCCGTTGCCGGAATAGAAAGCGGTCCCTTCGAGAGCGCCCAATGCGCGGCCGGCCTGGAGAGCGATCTCTGCCTCGGCGTTGAACACCTCGTCGTCGAGCCATTCGGTCGTCGCCTTGAGCAGGATCTGCATCTTCTGCGGAATGATGGTGGTCAGGGCGTAGGTGGGAGCGGTCGTCTCCGTCTTGGTCCCGCCCTCGGCGACCCATGTCGCCACGCACCCGGCATCGTTCACCGGGATCTGGACCTCGTAGCGGTCGGTCTGACGGACCGTCGCCACGGTGCGCATCGGGTGCTGAACCGACGCGTAGTGATAGATCTGGTTGACGTACTCGGCCGGGGCCAGAACGCCGGCGTGGGTCGAGTCAGCGATGGTCAGAGCCTTGCGCTCGTCGGGGGACAGAGCGCCGAGCCCCTTGCGCAGGAACTTGTCGAACGCCTTGTGCTCGGGCCGGTCGAGGTCTTTCTCCTGGCCGATGACCGGGAGCGCCTTGAGGCGGGCGAGCTCCTTCTCCTGCCCGTCGATGCGGGCCATGAACTCGGCCTTGATCTCGCTGACGCGGGCATCGGTTGCCTTGGTCAGCTTGGATTCGAGTGCGGTCTGAGCATCGTAGATGGCCTTGTTATTGGCCTCGTTGATCTCCTTGACCTTTTCGTCGATAATGTCTGCCATGTGATCTCCTTAGAACTTAAGTCTCATTGAATCTAACAAGTGGACTCGAGGGTCCGGCTTGCTTATCTGAATAGGCGGCGGCTCGACGGGCGGAGTGGACTTCGTAGCGTCCGGCTCCTCGGCGAGTGCCAGCGTTTCATCCTCGTCTACGTCCTCGGCAGCCTTGACGTCCGTCACCTGAGCGACGGAGAGCGCAGGGAATACGACTGCCGAGACTTCCCACAGATTGACTTCCTTGAGTTGACGCGCTCCGGTCAACTCGTCGATGGCTTCCTTCACGGTCTGGTAGCCGATAGAAAGCCCCTTGATGACGCCCTGCTTCATCAGCGAGCGGATCTCGTTGGAGCGGGTCACGTCGAGGTTGAGTTCGCCCTCGACCTTGAGCCCGACCTTGTCTTCCTTGGCGCGGATGAGCCCGATAGGGGTCGCGACGTCGTGGCTCCAGAGCAGAGGCACGACGCCCTCTTTCTCGCGCAGGGTCTTTTTGAACGCGCCCGGCATGACGACGTCGTTGTAGGAATCGGTGACGCCGAACTTGGACGCATAGCCCGAGAACGTGCCGAGGTTGGCGTTGTCCTCGTTGATAGCGAACTTGAACTCGGACGCGATACAGTCCTTATGCTCAGGCTTAGGGTTTTTCATCAGTTGTCTCCTGGCCCCGCGCTAACCACGGGGTATGTTGAACAGAGGCAGTTGCAGACGTTCCCCGCGCTCCCGCGTGGGTCGCCGGGATAGGCCAGCATCTCGCCCCCGATGTTGAAGTCATCGCCGATAGCAACCTCGGTCCCATCGGCCTTCTCGTGCGCGTCCCGAGAGGTCGGGACGAAGGAACACATCCAGCCTTTCTGGTCAACGAACTCCGTTGCGCCGTAGCCCTCGATCGTCCCGAAGTTGTCGACCTTCGCGCTCTCGGTCCTCGACCACAGCCGGGCCCGCCACGGGTCGAACTCTGCGACCTCGTCGGCGATGTTGCGGGCGAACTGGTCAACGGTCAGATTCTCCGTCTGCGCCTTGTAGAGCTGAGTGCTGACATTGTCGAGCGTGGTCGTGTTGACCTTCGTGCCGGACTCGTAGACCAGCCGGTGCAGTTCCTTCTCCTGCGTCGGGGTCATGCGGAACACCCATGACGTAGGGGTCTCAGCCTTGAATTCGGCGTCATCGAACAGCTCGCCCTTGGACGCCTTCATGCCAGCGTTGCCGGCCCGCACGAAGTGGTCCCGATACCAAGGCCAGAAGTCCGCCTCGTAGCGCTTCACCTCGGCGTCGAAGTCGAACAGGTCTGTGACGCTGACCGCGAGCGACCCGGCCCGCTTCAGCGCGTCGACGAGGTCGGCCTGTTGCCGCTTGAGATAGGCCCGTGCGATCTGCTGGAACGACTTCTCGCGTGTCTTGACCCGCGTCTCAAAGTTCGTCCACAGCCGCGCCTTACGCTCAGGGTCAGTCCAGAACGACTTCTTGACCGCCTTGATGACTCGGCGAGCCGCGTTGGATTTACTAGGTGCGGGCTCCTCGGGCTCCTCATCGGCAGGAGCGGGCTCGTCCTCGTCAGGCTCGGCCAGCGCGTCCGGCACGGGCTCAGGCTCCGCCGTCGCTTCCTCAAGCGGGATGTTCGAGATGGGGACGAGGATGACGTCCCCGCCCTCGATCTCATCGAATCCTGTCGCCACGCGCTTCTCGTTCAGCGTGAGCCAATCGGCCTGGGCGAGATAGGCGTACTGCTTGCCCCGGTCCTCTTGGAGCTCCTCGATGCCGTCGCGGTCGTAGTCCAGCACGAGGCTCGTCCCCTGCCCATACAGCGGCACTAGCCAGCGGTTGTACTCGTCGCGGAGCATGTCCATCAGCGGGAGGATGACTTCCTGATAGAGCGCCTTCCGCGCCTCTTGCTTATTCGCCAGCGTCGCGTACTCGCTGTCGCCAACGAGACACGGGTCAACGCCGAAGATGGTGCAGATCTGGCGCAGAGTGAACTTCTGGCCCTCGAGCCAATCGACGTCCTTGGGGTTCATGGCGATGGATTGCCATGCAACGTCCTCGCCAGCGAACACCATCGGCTTCCCCGCGTTCTGCGGGCCGGAGTAGTGTTCCTTGAACTGGTCGCGGAAGCGGTCGATGTCAGCCGTGTTAAGCGACTTGGCCGTCACGACGCCCGGTGAGCGCATGTCGTTCGTGATGAGCTTCGCGTTCCACTCGGCGGCGAGGTTGGCGATGTCGATATTCTTCGATGCGACCTCGATACGCGACAGGCCGTAGAAGTCCTCGG